CTCGCCGAATCGCTTCCAGAAGTACAGATCCTCGTCGGTGTGGCCGCCGTCGTAGCCGCCCTGCTCGTTCGGAACACCGAGGAACCAGGGCTTCTTCATCTTCTTGATCGCCGCCGTCCTGATAAACGTCAGGCCGAAGTGGGCCGTCTCGACGGGTTGCACGACCTTGCCGAACCAGTCGTCCTCGACGGTGGTCTTGTCCTCCGGCGAGATCCCGTGCAGGGCGAACATCACCGTGTTCGACTCCCGCTTCGTCTGGAGCGGGGCGATGGCGTCGTAGCCGCTGTACATCAGGAGCGTCAGGAGCGCCTCGACGGTCTTCGCCGTGAACACGGTGTCGTAGTCGATGGTCAGGATCACGTCGTGATCGTCGATTACCGTCTCCATGCTCCTCTGGAGGCACTGACCCCAGAACGCGCCGGTGTACTTGATCGGCGAGATGCGATGCGGCGCGAGCGCCGACGAGACGCAGAAGAAATTATCAGTGAAGCCGAGGCGAGGGGTGCTCATCAGAGCAGCCACCTTCACCTCGGCCTCACAGTTACCAACTCGCAGCAGCATGATGCGCTCCTTGGAAGGAGCGGGCGCGCGTCCTTGCGCCTTTGTCGGCCGTCATGGCCGTCCCGCTTGTACGGGACTAGCCAACAACCCGGCCGATGACGCCAGCGTCGGAGTTCGACGCGGGCGACTCCTCGGGGCGACCAAGGCGACCGACGATCGCCACCGTGGCAGACGCACCAGGGGTGTAGGACACCTTCAGGTAGCGCTTCTTGGCACGGGTGTCGATGTCGAACTTCAGGATCGCCGCCGTCGAGGTGCTGCTCACCGCCGGGATCGTGAAGCCGCCGGTGCCGCCGCCGACCAGGGCGGTGACGGTCGAGAAGATCGCGCCGGACTCGTCCGACTCCTCGACCTTCACGACGTTCGCGAAGACGGTCGAGGCGTTGCTCGCCCGCAGCACGGTCATGCTGAGATGATCGTAGCCGATGGTGTCGATCGTCAGCGTGGCCGTGGCCGTCGAGCCGACGGCGGCGGTCGGGAGTTCAGCGACAACCTTGTGGTTCTGGGAATGAATCATCTGTCATGTGCTCCTTGTGGATCAGGCAGACTTGAGGGCGACCACCGGGCCGACCTCGCTGGTCGTCCCGAGGCTGTGGTGGTTGATGTCGAACCGCATCGAACCCTGGAGCAGCAGTTGATCGGTGGTCGCGTAGACCTGATCGAACAGCCGCACCGAGAAGTCCCGACGCCGGGCGTAGATGCTGGACAGGGCCATGTTGCCGAACAGCACCTTGACCTTGCTGGAGTCGGCGCCGAGGGTGCTGTTCATCACATGAACCATCCGCACGGGGTAGCCGAGGAACGACTCGCCGGCCGCACCGCCGAGGTTCTCGACGGTGTTGCCGCCGGCCGCGTACTTCAGGCGAGCGATGCTCGCTGCGTATCCGGCGGGCGAGACGTACCACGCGGCACCCTGGCGGGCGTAGATCGGCAACTTGCCCATCGCAGCCAGGAAGTCCTCGATGTCGAGCGTCTCGAAGGCGGTGTTGCCAGAGGCGGCCGACACGACAGACGCGGTGTGCGTGCCGTCGTTGATCTTGTTGACGATGCCGTTGATGCCGCCGTACTGGCTCGTCCCATCACCCAGCCATCCGCAAAGGTCGATGCGGTAGGCCAGGCTGGTGGCGAACTCGGTTGCGACAGCGTCGGCCAGCGACACCAGGGCATCCTCGACGACCTCGGTGCTCATCCGGCAGCCGACCGCCAACTTCTTGGCGACGAGCGACACGTTGCCGTAGGTCGGCTCGCTCTCGGTGATGCTGGAACCCTCGCCCACGAAGTAGGCCGTCGTGCCGGACAGCCGCTTCGGGATGACCATCGTGTCGCGGGTCATCGAAACGCTCTCGGCGGCGCCGGGGAAGGTGCCGTAGGTTTCGACGAGCCGGATCACCCGGTTGGCGAACTCCTCGGGAACCACCGCGCCGCCGGCCGCATTGCTGCCCTCGTTGAGGGCGCGGGCCTCGACGCCGTGATCCTTACACCACCGGAGGTCGTCGGCGTTCTTGAACACCGTGCCGCGAATCCAGCGGCCGCAGCGGTAGGCGCTCTCAACGGCGTCCGGCCCCTCGTTGAAGGCCCGCAGGGTCGTGTGATGCGGGTGCATCGCCCGAATCTCGGGCTTCTTGGCCTCGGCGACGGGGGCGGCGGCGGCCGGGGCCGGCGCGGCCTTCTCGACGACGGAGCGGAGTTCCTGCTCCTTGGCGGCGAGTTTGCCCTCGAACTCCAGATCGGCCTTGACCGTGTCGGCCTCGTCGGACAGCCGACGCAGTTCCGCGGTCTGCTCCTCCGAACGCTCGGCCACATCGGCCAGTTCGGTCATCCGAGCGGCGATGGCCGCGGCACGATCCTGAAGACGCTTGAGGTTGCTGTTCGCCATGATTGGCCTGCTCCTTGTGAAGCCGGCCAACGCGACGAAGCGACGGCCGGCGGGTGTGTTGCCCGCAAGCGCGCCGCGAAGTGAATCCTCACACCGCTCGCACTGCTCCTCGCGAAATCCATCGCGAGGCGTGTATCTCTACTTGTAGCCTAGGCAGCGGATCACTTGCCGTGCAAGTGAGTCCGCAGCATGGTTGCCTTGAGGGATGCGATCTTTGACCGGAAGTCGGTCGTATTTGCGCTTACCTCGACCGTGATGCTGCGCGCCGACTCCGACTCCATCTGCTTGACCTTGCGTGCGGCCCAGTTGCGCGCAGGAGTTCCGCCCCACAGAAGCCACGCCACGAACCCCGGCTTCTCCTCGCCGGGCTTATCCCAGCCTGGCGACCGGCTGGCAGAGTCATGCCGCGCGAACCACGCATTCATCTCGCGAACCCAATCCGGGTTCATCTCCTCGCGGCGGGCGAGGCGGTTGGCGCGGGCGACAGTCTCCGGCTTGAGGCCGTCGCCGCTCTTGCCCTCTTCGTGGAGTCGCAGCCCTCGCTTCGCCGCCGCGGCCATGCCGGTTGTCGGCTTCAGGCTCACGGCCCGCTCGTCGTCCTCGTCGTCATTCGGCTCGACGGCCGGCGACAACTCCGACATGGGTTTTCCGACGAACAGGTCGGTTTCCTCGCCGCGGTCATAGATGCGGACAAGCGCTGCTGGATTGTCAGGCGTGGCCTCCAGCGAGTATTCGGAACCGGCCTCGCCGAGGGTGCCTTCGGTCATAACGTGCTCGACGCGGCCGACGCCGCCGTCCCAGGCGACAAAGTCGCCGACGGCGAACTGGCGGGCTTCCTGCGGAGCAGTTGCCGCAGAATCTTCGACCACAGACGGAGTCTCTCGCTGCTCATTACGGGCCATCTCCAGTGCTCGGCGGCTCACAAACGCCTCGGTGGCCGGGTAGGCCGGGTTGTCCACCGGGCCGGCATCGCCGAGGAAGTCGAACGAACGGATCTCGCGGATCATCCGACCCGCGTCGTCCTTGAACCAGCGCTCGTTCGAGCCGCCGGTACGGAACGCAAATGAACTTCCGCGAACATCCCCGCGCTCGATGCTCTGAACCACGTCGGCATCGGCTGGCTTCGGGTAGATCGTGTACCGCAGGCCGCGCTCGTCCAGTTCCAACTTCATCGTGCCGCTGGAGGTGCGGGCCAGCAGCCGATCGTGGTTGTAGCGGCCGAACACGTCGGGGTTCTTGGCGAGGACGGCGTCGAAGGCGCCGGGGGTAATCCGCTCGACGAAGCCCCCCAAGTCCTGCGAATCCGAGTTGTACAAGGCCGCATAGCCGCGAATGACCGTGCGGCCATTCTCGTTCTGCCGAACCTCCAGGCCGGGCGCTTCCGCGATCAGCCGTCGCTCAAGTTCGCTCGATCCGTCCATGTCTCAGTCGCCTCCTCATACGGCTTGCCGGAGCGGTGGCACTCCAGCAGGCGGTTCCTCGTCTCTTCCATCCACGCGGACGTGAAAGCCTCGATGTCGCGGCCAGTAGCCTGCGCGGCGTCGAGGAGTTCGGTCTTCATGCGGGCCTCATGGGCCTCCAACCATGCCTGCACCTTCGCGGCCTTGTTTCGCCGCTCCAGAATGCCGTCGGCCTCGATGGCGGCGAGGCGGCGCAGCGTCGAGCGGAACAGCGCTTCGGCCGCCGACCGCTCGGCGACGGGCTGGTCGGACGGGGCCGGGCCTGTCTCCGACGGGGCATCGCTGCCATCGGCCGGTTCGGCCGACGGGAGCGGTGCCGTCTGCGGCTGCGTGGCCCCGTTGGGGTTGTTGATCGTGAAGGCGTCGAGCAGTTGCATATTCACCTGCACGAACCGCTTGTCGCCCAGTTTGTTGGGCAGCGGGTTGTAGCCGATCTGCGCACGCAACTCGTCCACCGACAGGAGGCCCATGTTGAAGCACTCCCTCATGAACTGGCTGCGGGCCTGGTAGTCGCCGGCCATCAGGGCCGACAGATCAAACTCGACGAAATACTCCTTGTCGTCGGTGATCAGGTCGCGGCGGCAGGCGAACTGCCAGCGGCGGCAGTGCGGGACGAGGGAGAACGTCGCGAAGTCGATCGCCGACTGCTCGACGGTGTTGTAGCGGACGTTCGACAAGTCGCCCATGAGGTGCATCGGCACGCGGTAGGCCCGCGCCACCTCCTCGACCTGATACCGCCTGGTGGCGATCAGTTCGGCGGCCTGGTTGTCCACCGGGTCGCTCTTCTTGTGAAAACCGTGCGGCATGACCACGGTTTTGAAGGCCCGGTCTGGGCCGCGATGCGCGGCGTCCCACTGCTCCTTGAACCGCTGGATCGCGTCTGGCTTGAAGGGCTGATCGGTTTCGATGTAAGTGCCTGCGACCGCACCATTCCCGAAGAATGCCGACGAGTGCAGTTCGGTGGCTCGGGCCAGGGCAATCGCGTCCCTGGAGAGCAC